GCAGACTGCAACAGAAACGGCACAGCAACTCCAAATGGTCGAACTCAAGACGAAACTGGAAACCATGGGCCAAGATGTTCGGGATATCAAGCAGATGCTGATGAGAAGCCAACGACCGAGTAGTTTTGATCCACAGTCACCAGCCCCTGAAAGCTAGACCGACTCAAACAGTTGCTCAGGAATTGGGTGTCTCCTGCTGGGGATTGAGAGCGGCGATGGCCAGCTGTCGTTCTTCCTCTCCGAAATCGCAGCCTCTCCATAACTGTTGCGACAAAATGAAATCGTGGCATTTCACCAACGCCTTCTCCAGCGCCTCAACGCGGGCCTTGAGGATGGCGTTGTTTTCCGATGCGGCTTCATACAAGTCCACGAACTTCCTTACCGGATGATCCTTACAATGGAGCATGTGATTCGCGAGCGCGGCAGCGTCGCCTACCTTGTCCCCTGATAGCTCTATGACCTGTCTGCACCACATACAGATGCGGTCGCCCTTGGTGCAGGCTTCCAACTCAGTATTTAGAGCCGTAAGCCGCTCAATCTCCTTCGCCTGCCTGTCGTTGTCGTCGGTTAAGGTGCGGATGGTGGTGCGGAGTTGGGCGATCTCGGCTTGCAGCACCGCCTCACTCTGGTCTTCCCAAGGGCCGATAGGAATCTGGAGGCGGGCGATTTCTTTTTCGGTATTCCGCTGGTACACTTTGTATGCTTCGATCCGCTCGTTCGCGGCGGCAAGCTCCGCGCCCTTCTCGGCGAGAGCCTGCTGTGCGGATTCTAACGCAGAGGCCATTTTGAACGCCATGGGTTGGTAGTCATCCGCCACGCTCTTATCCATGGCAAGGGCAAGACACTTAGTGGCTTGTCTGAATTTGACAATCTCTTCTCGCGTTGTCATTTCGTCTCCTTCCCCGCACCAGCAGGCTCATCCGGCCCATCCACAAATTGCTGACTGATCTGCTGCATGGGGGGATCGTACTTCTCCTGGGCCGCATCAGCGGGAGTCTGAGACTGGGCTAAAATCTCGGCTACTACGACTTTGAACTTCTTCGCGCACTCTAAGCAAAGAACCTTCATGTCGCCAACTCCTACGGGATGGACGCCGTTGATAGCGTGATCATAGTGCAGATCCGCATCGTAGAACGTCTTGCCACTACACACATGACATTGATAGTAGTCTGACATTGCCATATTACGTCTCCTTCTTATCCTGTCGCCTGCAACGCTCCCGTTCCGCCTTCACGGCATCCTTGGCCTTCTGCTCGACGTAGGTGGCGAGGTCGGAGAATGCTATATACCTTCCGGTGACGGGCATCTTCTCCATGCTGCAAAAACCACTGCTGGATTGAACGAAGTCGTATCTCTGAATTTCAGCCATCTCGTTTTCCCTTCAATGCCATCAGACAGACGATGCAGCGGTCGGAAGGGGTAGCCCAAACGAACCAACCCCAAACCTCCGACGCCAACCGAAACTCTTCTGTCATTTCATCGGCCCCGGGGAACCCGGCAGTTATGGCAATGGCGCGAAAGAGTTTGCCCTTGTCACACTTCCGCAGAAGCAGCTCGGCCGCTATGGCGAGATCGCCAACGAAGTAGCTCCAAGGGCCAGGACCGGCAATGGCCCTGCCAATTTCACTCCGTAACACCTTTTCGTCACACAGGGCTTCGGGGGTCAGTTTGTCAGTCATTGGGAGTCTCCTTTCACATCTAAAAACGACGCAAATTTCTGCTTGATCCGCCCTATCGTAATCTGCTCTGCGGCAACCATGCCTGCCATGAAGGCGAGTCGAATCCTGTTCTCAAGAAACTGACGCTGTGCCGCTGGGGCCTGAAGCGTTACAGGGTCACATGCAAGCTTGCCTCTATCTGATTCCAAATACTCATTCAATGCTACTGATTCTGCGTTCACGATTCACTCCTTCTCATTGATGATCTGTGCGGCAACGCTCCTCGCGTCGCTCTTTGTGAGACACTGGGGTACACATTCAACCAGTGCCTCGATGATGCGAATGGCTTGGGGCAGGGAGAGGCGTGAGGCTGCTATAAATTCGGCGTTGCGCTTTACCTGCTTCGCTTTAGCCATAATCGGGAATAGAGCAACCTTGTCTCTCATCTTGTTGGCTTTCACGGGACCAGCAACGGACGGGTGATTGATCTTCTCGTCGAACTTCACAATCCACGGCCCTTTCGTAGCTTGCTCGCACAGTTCCTTGTTCCGCTTGATCCATTCGGTAAAGGTCAGCTTCTTCATTTGTCTCCCTCCGGTTCTTCCGTGCCCAGATCATCGACGGCCCAGCGGCGGAATCCTGGGTCCCAACACCATCGTCGCCGACCGCTACCGAGTACATGGTAGTACACGGCATCGCACGACACATACTCGTCAATCCGCTCAATATATCTCGGCTTGCCGCTCTTGCCTCTGTACCAGTGTCCCTCTTGAAGATTCAACTCTTGTTCCCTTCAAAATGGCGGCCCGCACGGGACCATAATGAGCGTGCTGGCCATGTCCTGAATACTGTCAATCCATCAGCGTGTCTTTGGGTGCAGCGAACAGTGGTTCTTCCTTGTCCTGCCGCTTGACACATTGCAGATTTCTCACGGCTTGATTGTAGTAAGAGGGCTTGAGTTCAACGCCAATGGCTCGTCTGCTGTTTAGGATAGCCCCGTAGCATTCAGAGCCAACACCCATGTACGGCGTCAAGACTACTTCCCCTGGATTTGACCATAGGACGCAAGCGCGTTCAACCACGTCCAATTGGAGCGGATGGACGTGCTTCTCGTCCTCATCGTCCTTGGCTTCCAAGTGGGGTAAGACCCGGTCAACCCGTATATCCATCCACACCGACGAAGCGTAGTTCCGCCAGCACCATTGTGAGTACAGGTTCTTCTTCTGGTCGCCCTTCATCCCGCGATACCCCAACACTTCAGCAGGGGGCTGTCGCTCACCAGCGTAGTCCAGGAGCCCGATATCATGGCTCACCGGGACCTTGTTCTCGCCCGTGCGGCGGAACATCAGTAGAAAATCCGCGTTCGCTATAGAGCACTTGGTCGAATCCTCGCACAGCGTCTTATGATGGAGGGACTTCATCATCGTGCGGTTGCGGACCATCAAGGGCTCCTTCCAGATGGCTCTCATTCCGCCATACGCGAATCCATGGGCTTTATGTATCCGCCTGATCTCGTCTGGGAGCGGGAACATCTCGTCGCACCCTGCGTTCGACAAGGGGATGTCCATACAATGCACAGCACTGACCCTCCCGGGCTTTGTGATCCGGGCAAGCTGTTGCACGCAGAAGGCGTAGTGCTCAAAAAACTCGTCTTTGTCGATGCAATTGCTCATATCCCTCGGGTCACTGGAGTACTGATAGAGTCCAGCGAAAGGCGGTGAGTATACCGTCAAATCCACGGAGGCATCCGGAAGGTCGGTCATCACTTCAACACAATCGCCACAGTAGATCGCATAGTTATCGGTAATGCTCTGATCTTTTACAGCCATGATTAATCCTTTATGGTTTTCCAAGTAGTGCGTTCACAGACCTGCTGAATGGCCGATAGGGACACATTGTATTTACGTGCCAGAGATTTGTACGTTTCCCCGCCATCATGTGCATCGCGTATCGGTTTGATGTCTGTCGCAGACAATTTGGCAGATCCGTTGCGCTCCCCATCATTCGTAGTCCCGTGCCCAATTCGGTCGTGCTGATTGCTGCTTTTGGTGTCCCACCGGAGGTTGTCGAGGCGATTATTCAATGGGCTTCGATCTGGGAAGTGACACGCTTCCATCCCACGGGGACATTCTCCAACGAATGCCTCTAACACTAGACGGCAGACCTTCCGCGATACGCGTGTGCGATTCCTTGACAGCGTTATTGCTTCGCGACCCGCTTCGTCCACGCGGGTAGATAACCGCCTCATGTTTGTGCCAAGCCTTCTTACGCCTCCTCCACCAGTCCAAAACGAATATATTTCTCCATAATTAGAGATTGAGTATCCCGGAAATCCTACGATGCTTCTGAGTTCTTTTTCCATGCCCAAATTATAGCCGATTATAGCCATGATGGCAAGCTTATTTTATTGCTGTAGGTGTTTTCTGCCAAAATCCGCGTTGCATTCTGCATCTCCCGAATCAACGCATCGAACATCTTAGTTGCCTTACCGGCCTTGCGTCGCATGTTTCCTAGGACACGGATTTCACCCTCTGTCGCCACCACGTCGAGCCGTACAGGGTTCTTTTGGCCGAACCGCCAGCATCTCCGCACGCTCTGGTAATATTGCTCGTAGGAATGCGACGCAAATGTCACCACATGATTGCAATGCTGCCAGTTCAAGCCCCATGCCCCTATCTTTGGTTTAATCACCAGCACTCTCAACTGTCCATTGGCGAAGGCCTCATACAGTTCCACTTTCCGATCATCTGGCGTTCGACCCGCGATTTGGGCAGCCCCTGGAATGATCTTCTCCAGAAGATCGCCTTCAGGATTCATATGACACCAGACCACAGCGGGCCGGTCGTGGTCTACAAGCTTAGCCACATACTCGCATCGTTCATGCAGGGTACGTCGTCTCTCTGCCCTCTCCTCACACATACCAAACGCCGGCACACAAAACAGCATCCCTTCCGGTGGCGTGTTGACCTTGATAATGTGGTCCTTCTCCTGAAGTTCCGGGAGAACAAACCCGCCGTCATCAAAGCCAAGGTCCGATGGATATCGGCATGCCCTGGCCCAGGAAGCGACCCATCGCCAAAATGCCGTGGCTGCATGGTGCTTGAGCCGCCATTGCCCGATTGTCTGTGCCACCCTGTAGGCAAGCTTCTGGTAGTAACTTGGATCGTTCTCAATGATGATCTCGGCTTGGTCCTGTAGCCGCTGTTCACTCCGTTGTCCCTTGTCGTCGAGTTGACGGAAAAACCGCCGGAGCATCTCACTATAGTTCAGTTCCCCCAATGCTTCGGAGAAGGTCCCCAACTCAACCCAGTCATTTGGAGCAGCCGTAGCCGAACACAATAGCCGATATTGGATCTTGCTCATGAACCTAGTGATCTGCTTACGACGGTGTCCCATGTAGGATTTCAAGATGCTGCCTTCGTCTCCCACGAACCCCGAGAAGTCTTTCGGATCGAACAGGTGCAATCGCTCGTAGTTAGTCACGATGATATTGCCGTCGCTCTTGCCATCTTGGCTGATAACAGCATCGATCCCAAACTTCTGCGCCTCACGCTCTGTCTGTTTCGCAACCGCCAGCGGCGTGGCAATCAGCACGGGACGATTGGTCTTTCGGCGTACGTTTTCGGCCCACACCAACTGCATCGGCGTCTTGCCTGTCCCACAGTCGGACAGGATCGCGGCCCGCCCTTTTCGGATTGCCCACTCATCAAGATGGCGTTGGAAGCCAAATAGCCAATCGGGCATCCACAGTGGTTCAAAGCCGTGCTGGCATCCCTCCTGTGTCTTGCGGGCAATAAATGTCTCATAGTTCTCCATAGTTCACCCAAAAAAAGGAGCCTACCCCAGTTGCTATGGTTGATCGCCAAGGGGTGAACACCACTGGGGCAGGCGTGAAGTCAGTTTGGAAGCAACAATCAACCATAGCAAGTCACAGGATAATGGACAGTGCGTGACGTGTCAACAGGAAAATCGGATTATTTCTTTCGCCATAGCAAAAAACCTTCAACGGCCAGAAGAAAGAACACCGCGTCCCGGCCAGCCAATGACCAGATTCCGGCATGGATATGAATCCCAATGGTCATAGCGTTGCTGACCATCCAGATCACAAAACACCATCGCACTTTGCGATTGTTCAGAACAACCCCGGCGATAGCCAGAACGGATGCGATTATACCAACGATCTCAATCATGGGTGACGTACCCCTATGTTTAGTTTTTATATAAAACAATTGTGTTCCACGTGGAACACTCAGTCTCCATGCTGCCACTTGTCGGCAGGATCATCAGCCTCCGCGGGTTGATCCCAAAAGGCATCGTCAGCCTTGATGGGGCTAGGAGCTTGTAGAAGATGCCTGACTCGATCAGCGAGAGCGTCGATGTCCTTGCGGGTTGCTATGGGCGTGCATTGCACGGCCGACGGAACGGATTTGATCTTCGGCGTCAGACTTCGACCGTTCGCAAGAAGATGGCGACGGCCTGGACCGTCTGGACCTGCAAGAATTCGTCGCTCAGCCTCTACCCGTGCTCCAGGACGTCTATCAGTCTCGTCCGGAATGCGGACACTCTTGCGCACGCTCAAAACCCAATCGCCAATGTAGATTGAACGAATCAACCGAAATGTGGATTGCAGCTTTTCTATCAGTAGTTCAGGCGTCCATTTGGCGCGTCGATAGATGCCATTTGACCAAACGCCTACCGTGGGATACGTAAGGCGCATTTCCCAGTCTCGTTCGTGGTCTTTGTCCGCAAGCCGGATGGCGAAGACATCAAAATCTCCATCATCCCCATGGGGTAACTTGCATTTAGATGCCTTGCTACAGGCTTCATCGCCTTCGGCATTTGATACCAGTTTAGACTTTCGCATTGTAGGCTTGCTCCCAATATCGCTGGTTGACCCACGTCTGGAAGTTCTTCCAAGGGGGGACGAATTCCTTCCGAGATGCTTGAAGGGTGCGCTCTCGGATCTGGATCTGGATGGCCGGGACCAAATCCACTACCGCGTCCTTCCAGTCTTTGTGCTTCGTCTTGAAGTGCTTCCACTCCGTATCGTGTCCTCGCTTGGCTGACGATGGGTAGAGCTTCCGTGCCTTCTCGAACTCGGCTTCTTCCTCTGACCAGACAGGTTCAGAGGTCAATTTGTCTGGCTTGCCAGACGAATGGTTTTCTTGTTCTTCTTCTGCCTCTGCTTCTGCCTCTGCTTCTGCCTCTATTGCTACGGTAGCTATTTTT